ATAACACCTACTTCACTAGCTGTTATTGTAACAGATGTTGGGTTAACGGCTGTATTTGATAGGTCAGTTGCTTCATTTACCGCTGATGCTGATACTGTTGCATAGATTGGAACTTCAACAGATTTACCACCACCCGCTATTGTGTAGTTTCTGACTAGGTTTCTCATTATTGACTGCTCGCTTGCTACGAACAATGCTTCAGCTACGATTTCGGTATACAGTTCCGAAATTGTGCTACTGGTTGTTTCATTTGCCATTTTTTACTCCTTTAAATAAAACAAATTAAGGGTTTGAGTTAATCACATAAGGTTTAGAATTTCTTTGCTTTCGATATTCAGCATACTTCTTCCTGTCCTCTGGATTGTTCATATTTAATTCACTCAGATTTAAAGGCTTGTTGAGTTCTTGCCTATCCACATTTGACACAGAGCCAGAACCACTTGGGGTAGCACTAACAAAGTGAGGGTTTTGTGTAAGAAACTCTTGCACTAATTCGTCTGTGGTCAAAAGTTCACCCGCCTTATTGTATCTTGTAACACCATTTTTATCAAGAATTTCCACATTACCGCTTTCATTAAGTTGTATATTCGTTTTAAGCAACTCAACTACTTGGTCTGGATTGATAGCTTTATTCCTAGATGCTGAAGATAATAACGATTTATTTATTTTTATATCTCTTAGCTGATTTTCTAAGTTTTCTTTTTCTTTGTTGAATTCTTGGGTTCTGGTTTTTAATATTTCTTCAAACTCACCCTTTTGAATTTTTTGTGCTTCTTCTGCTTGCTTTTGTGTCTTGACCGCATTTATAGCAACATCTAAGTCATCAACACCTAGCTTTTTATACATAATACCTCTTTCTTTGGCTAATCGCTTTCTAACGATTTCATTCATTTCATCTTCTGTGAATGTTACCCCGCTTGGTGTATCTTGTACTTGTGGTTCTTCTTCTTTTGTTTCAGTAGTCTGTTCTACTTGGTTTTCTTCAGCCATTTAAATCTCCTTTATTTGGATAATATCTTTATAACAAAGTTTTATATCAAATGCTACTAATCTTCATCTTCTGGTTCTAGCCAATCATAATTACCTTCTTTACTGGCTATCTCTGTTAATCTAAGGTGCATACCTTCATCATAACTAGCATAAATAAGCAAATCATCATTGCCTATTTGCCTTCCTATCTCTCTAAATCTTTTATAATCTTTGACACTCAATACTTTTTTTTCAAAAATATCCCCCGCTTCTGCTAGTAATTCATTCATTTCAACACCTCATTTTCTAAAAATTCAATAAATTTAGGGTCTACTAGTTCTTCTCTACCCATGTGATACAAACTAAAGTTTTCTGCAAACCATTCTTTTGTATTTGATGCCGAATAGCGTGTTGCACCGCCACTTATATTTTTTTTCCCTTTGCCTTGTAATAGTTTTCCTAATGCTTCTTCTATTGGTATCCTAGCAATAAAACCGAATTCGCCAGACCCTTTCGGCTTGATTGTCATATTTTTCATTTGATGCACTTGATGCCCAAATTCGTGATAAAGAATGTTTCGAAATCTATCCATTTCATTATCAAAATAACTAAAAGCATTATGTGGTCTAACCCATGTATTAGAATTTGTCTTTTTTTCTTTTGAAACATCATCACCTAATTTAAATGATTTGGATAAACGATTATTTATTTGATAAGAACCAGTTGAAAGAAAAACCTTTCTATAGTCTTCGTCTGGATTTTTTCTATTAAAATATTTTTGGTTTATCCTCAAATTACCATCACCCATAGACATTAAAGCTCGTCTTCTTCCGTCTACCTTAATAGACCTAATTTTTGGAACGTTATATAGTTCAGCCAGTTCATCTAATTCTTTGATGATAGCACCTAATTGACTTGCTATCTCCTTATCAAGCTTATCTATGCCTGTTACAGTTCCTATGTTTGATTTTCTAAATCTTGATAATGGAAATCCGTCTTTATCTGTTGGGTATCTTTTATCTTTTTCATTTTTTAAAATTTGTTTTCTTAGGTCTGCCAATACAACAGCTTGAGGAACAACATTTACTTCTTCTTCTCTAACTGGGTTTTTTAATGTTGACCTTCTGCCTTTTTTTATTGGGGGTAGTGGTGTTTCTTCTATCTCTGGTTCTTCTGGCACTTGGTCTACTGTTTCTTCACCCCATGCGGGGTCTGTTGGAATCCAAGTATGTCGGCATCTATATCCACCCCTTACTATAAATGGGTCACCAGTTGACTTTCCTTGCCATGAACGATTAATCCACATTTCTCTTATTTGTGCTTCTGTGAGTGTCTTATTCAACATACTCACGCAAAATTCTCTACTATCCCTAACCAAAGTTCCTGTGTAGGTGAAATGCGTCAAACCCGCTTCTTTGGCTTTTGCTATGGTGAATTGTCCGTGAAACTGCATTACTGAATCATGTGCTATCTGGCTTGCATAACGTCTTAGGTTATTACCCGCCCTGTCGCTTGCGTATTGTGTGTGTAGCTTTCTAACAGCGTCTTCTACTTGTAATTTCTTTGCACTATCAAACTTATTTTCATTTATAAAATCTACCAGTTCATTTATTTCTGCGGTGTTTGACCTCTTGTAAACTCCATTTATGTGTGAACGAATATTACTTACCATGTCTTCAAATGGTCTACCCGCTATGGTGCTTTGGTATACTTCATCGTTTATTACCTTTAGAAATCTTTCGGCTACATCTTCAAAACCACTAAATGACTGCGTTTTAAGAGCGTTCAAGGTTCTAAGGTCAACTTCTGTTAGGCTTTTGAACTTCTTAGGTATCGGCATTTCGCCAAACGTATCTAATACCTCTTTTGCAATCTTGTTATATTCATCGTTAATTATTATGTCGGCTTCATCTAAAAAGGTTGTTTCTATAAGGTTTCTTATTTGTGGTCTTAGCTGTATGGCTAGTCTTTGTGAAACAAGTTTACCGCCTGTTGCCCTTGTTACTTCTCTTACAACGTCTTCTTCAAGCCTGTATAAAACATTGATTATACGTTCTTCATGTTGGTCAGCTAATTTATCTAGTATTTTTGACATTACAGCGGAAAGTCTTTTTTCCATGCTTTTATTGACCAGAAAGCGGGTGATAAGGACTTTTGCCCTTTTACTTCTTTGAGTACCCCACCCATTCTAGCCAAAAATGACTTTTGCCTTGCGGGTATGCTTTTCTTTATAGACATACCCCTAGCACCAAATGTAACCTTCTTAATCTTGCCAGTAGACTTGTTTTTAACATAAACACCAAACTTTTTCCGCTTAGATTCGGCTGTAGACAATCTAAATGGTTTGTTTAGCTTTACTTCTTTACCTCTATACTTTGCCATGCTAAGTCCTTGATTTTATTACCTTTTTGCCTGGATTTGTATCTATTTCTTTTTTCTTTTTGATGCTCGTCTAATAATATCTTTATCAAATGTACCAGAACGACCCCTTTTAATTAGCTTGTTTACTCTAGCCATCGCCCAAGCGTTCATAGGGATGCGGGGTCTGCTACCCGCTGATAAAAATGCACCTTGACCCCTACGAAAAGAAGCCTTTAGGTCTGCAAGGTTAAACAGTTTAGATTTCTTTGCTTTTGCTCTAAGTGTCGCTAATGTCTTTGCTGATAAGGGTTTCCTTCTTACTGCCATTATGTCCTATTCCTTCTTCTAAGTAATGAGCGTGGTATTCTTGCACCCGCTTTATATAAAGCACTTACTTGTTTCAATAAGCTTGCTCTAGCACTTCTTTTCGCACCTTTTAGACCAGAAAGATATTTTTTCGGAATACCAGTTCTTTTATCTTTGGGAACTAGCCTACGTTTCTTCTTCTTCTTCAACTGTTTGCCCTTCTACTTCTGTGGTTGTGAATTGACCTCTTACTGCCCGACTTGAATCTATTTCTTCATTTATTGATTTAATCATCTCACTATCATCAATGACTGCCTGTGCTATCTGCTTATCTAGTTCCTTGTTGAATGTTTCGGACTTTATGCCACTAGCTTTTGCCATTTGTAGGAATTGTAGGTCATTCGCCCAATCCCTTATGTCAAACGTATCTGGATAGTTTACCGAACCATCAAACTGTTTATCTTGCCACATAGCAAATAATGACCATATCTGTTCTTCTGCGTTCTCAAGATAATCGGCTTTTTCTGATAATCTGGCGTTCAATAGCTGAAATTCTGTTTGTAGAGCAATACCACTAGCGATTTGTGTTCCTGTTGCCCTTACCGAACCCATGTGCGTTATCCTATCAATAGCATCTACCTTGTTTTGTATACATTTCATTATTCCATCTAGGTTCTGACCGCTTGGCTGTATAATATAAGGCTTTAGGCTTGCTTCTAGGTCTTCTGGTATCTCTATTATAGACCCCGCACCCGCACTAGCTTCTACATTAGGTGTTTTTACAAGGCTTGGGTGGTTTGCTAGTCTGATTAGCTGTTCTTTTTCTGAATAGTCGTTATATATCGACTGTTGCAAATATGCTACATCGGCTAAGTCACTTATGCCTATAGGTCTTTTAGCACCCCTTAGATTATAGACATTTACTGCGGGTATCTTGCCTATTGGGTTAGGCATTTCTTCTAGTAGCCTTGAATCACCTTTTGAATATTCTTCTGAATACTCCTCTACTTCATAGGTGCTGATTGTTTCTTCTGTGAATACTTTAATTATTGCTCTATCTGCGTTTATATCCTCTACAATCATCAACATATCAAGAT